GCTGAGCTCGGGTCCTTTCAGCTGGTAGCGCGCGAAGAGTTGCTCGTCAGTGAGCACGATGCGCTCGCGGTTGACCGACTTGTACTCGAGCATCCGCTCCACCTTCTTGAGGGTGGCAGCCGACGTGGCTTTCGGCGACTCAGATTCGTACAGAGCGCGCATGCCATCAAGCAGAGGTGTTGAAACCCTGCCGAACATGCCGTTAAAGACCGCCTTGGTGTACTCCTTGCAGCGTGCCTCTATGGGGCCGGTGCCGGGGAAATCGCCGGTGGTGGTGCCCATGATGCGCAGCCAGACACCGAAGTTGAAAACGGAGCGGAGGCCGCGTGAGGTGAAGCACGGCGAGTTCTTGAGGAATTGGACGGTCCTGACGTCAAGGTGATCAAAAGTGGCACTGCCTGCCGAGTCATCACAAGTGATTCGGTAACCAGGTCCATTGAACGCGGCCCTGACGATTTCCTTCTTGGTGACAGCACCGGCATCGATGATGGAAAATGCGATCAGCATATTGGCCACGTTGTTGTAAAAGGTGGTCCAACCGTGCCCTGAATAGAGGATGGCACGCGTTGGCTCGAGAGTGAACTTCTCCTGCTTGAACTGAGGGTTCCTGACCTCGATCGGAAGCCAGGTTTGCAAGCTGGCCCGGAACGCAGCGTCGGCCATGTTATTGGGGACAAGAGCGTAGGCAGCCTTAAAGAGTCCAGCGCGGTGTGAAGCGTCGCAGGAGCTAATGTCTAGGTTGTAGACCCGGACGTCTGAGCCCGTGCGGACGGCGAAAGAGGAGTCGTCGGAGAAGAAGACAAAATGAGCCTTGTGCATGGGTGCAGCAAGGTTCTTCATGATCCGGTCGAGGCGGTCAGGGGAAGGCTTAGCGCAAAACTCAATGAGGCATCCCTTGTAGAGGATCGGTGTCTTACTCATAGCGGACTTGAGGAACTTGGCGCTCCTGAAGGTCTCCAGGCTGGCGGCCACCTGCATGTTGCCGATGGTGCGGATAAGCTTGAAGATCTTGCTCCACTCGTCTTTCTTGAGCTGGTAAATGACCTTGTTGGTGTAAGACTCGTCGTGTATCCGGCCAGTGCGCTCGAGCATAGCCACCGTATTGAGACGCAACTCGCGTTTCTCATGGGGATCGCCCGCGTGCTCGAGGAGTTCCGGAACCACACCCTTCCACTCTTTACAGTGGGTGGCGTAGAGTGTCCGGATGGCCGCGAGGACGTTCGAATGGCTGTCGACAAAGGCCAGCTGGTTGGCAGCTGCGATATCGTCGCCATCGGGGATGGCAGGATGAGCGAGCATTAGAGCGCGACGCATGCCGAGCATCATGTTGCCCGCCGAGGCACAGTACTTACCACCGTTGTGTTTGCATGAGGGGGACGCAACAGTGGTATAGTGGGAGGGCGCGCGGATGGACCGGCTCTGGGTGAAGGACATATCACCGGTGGCCTCGTCGAAGTACCGCTTTCCTTTTATGCACTTCCATTTTCCTTTCGCGTAGACGTACTTCTTTTCGGGCTTGGCGTTGAGGTCGTGGGTCACAGGGTCGGGCTCGGTGTAGGCGAGCCGGTAGGGGGTGGTCGGGGTCGCTCCCGGAGCACCACCCATAGTGCAGTACGGCGGCGGCCGCTAGAAGACCTTGTCGCCCCTCGCGAGACCCGAGCGGTACTTCTTGAGCGCTTGGGTGTTGGCGATGGCGATGAGTGTGTCAGTCATGACCTTGGTATCGCCGTAAAGGCGCAGGGCGGAGCGTACCTCCTCAGGGACGTCCTGCTGTTGGAAGAAGCTCATCAGATAGAGATCCGCATCATCCGTGATGTGCGTGCGCGGCTTGTCTCCGTTCAAGACGATCACAGCGTTGAACTCACCGGTCGTGAGGCGATCGTGGATCTCGGTGTAAATGAGAGCCTCGTAGCACTGCGTCAGCCCCATCGCCCGATAAGGGTTAAGCGTCCCATCATCGGGGTCGGAGCTGGCGAGCTCGATGCCAAAGAAAGACCTCTTCGTGACGCATGAGCTGGTCAACTTGAGGATCTCGCCGCGGTCGCCCTTCTGCGCAACGGTGGAGGTGCCTTCGCGGGTGCACTTATTGTACATGCTCTTGGAGAGCTGCGTGAACCAGGAGTCGTCCGACTCCATGGCCCTCGTGCCAACATAGATGTTCCGCTTGGCGCGCGCGAACAACGCACGGTAGGGGGAGTTCTCAGCCTCCAGGCTCTCCAGCGTGGCAAGGGGGCGGTAGACGGGGACGCCCATGGTGGCTACCCACTCAGGGGTGGCGGCCGAGCTTAACAACGTTTCTCCTCGCGGGCGAGGGTAATCAACGGACGAGCCGGATTTGAGCACAAGTGCATTTTGGGTGTTGTTAACTGCGGTTGAGACGGCGGTGTCAAGGACATCGGGGTCATTGGGAGAGCTGAGGACGGTATCGAACGCAGACATCAGCTGAGCGAATGAGGCAGGCTCGGGATCTTCGACGATCGCGACCAGTTGGCCGTCAGGCTCGCCCTTAGCCTCGACGCGCGCCGCGAGAAGCGACGTGTACGCCGCGGCGTCCTCGTCGACACCAGCCATATCGTACTCGATCTTCATTTCCCGCTCGAGCTGTTTGTCGAGGAGGCATTTCTTGGCCGCCTTGTCGAACTCGGCGTTGCGTGCGGCGACCATGGAGGCCTTCTTGGACTCGAACGAGGGGCGCTCAGGCTCCTCGTCCTCGCTCTCCGACTCTACGTCGTAGTCGTCGGGATCGTCGATGTCGCCAAGGACGCTCCACGGGTTGTCGCGCTTTAAGACGGTGTGTCGCGCGGAGGGGTGCTTCGCCTTACGCACGGCCTCGTCAACAGCGGCGGAGCGGGCGATGTGGCCAGCAGCCATCTGTTTGTAGGTGTGAGCATGGCTATTGCCGTTGAGGGAAGGTGTCTTGCACAAGGCGCAGTTGTTCGCGGCCCCGTGAGGGCACTCGCGGTGCCGCACCTTCTTGCGCTTCCGCTTCTTGTCGGACTTCTTCTCCTCGGCCTTTCTCCGCTTGTACTGGTTAAACTCCTCGTTGACCCACTCGTGGGTGTGGTTCAACCCGCAGTTGGGATCATTGCAGTAGCGGACCACCTTGAGGCCCTGCTTCTTGACATCATGCTTGCCGAGGTCGTCCTGGCGGAGCGTGAAATCTGTGTCTGCATTAACTCCTCTGCGAGTGCCGGAACTTCTGGGATGGCCGCCACCTACCATCCTGAGAACGACATGGATGGTCCCGCCGGGCAGGAGGTCGATCTCCTTGGGGTAGCACGAGAACGCGACCGGCTGGCCACGGTAGACGAGGCGGACCTCTTTGGTCTCGACTCCCAATTCGCCAGCAACGGCATCGGCGAGGAAGCTGAGTGCCTCATCCCGGGCGACCTCGAACTTGTGCTTGGCGCCAGCAGACGTCTTGACGATGATGCCGAAGAACATGTCGGGGTGGCTTGAGGGGAGGGTGGCTGGCACGCCGGTCCTGGCCTCCATGCCAAGGCGGTCGGAATAGCTGTTGAATGTCTCTTCTATAACATCGGTGAACTTGCTCTCGTGGACATTGAGGGCGCTAGTGCCGGACATGGTGTTGGCGGGCTGCACCTTAGCGTCGGTCTGGAGATTATGCATCCAGTTGGAGCTCGCGCCGTCGCCGGCGACCATGTGTGAGAACTTTCTCTGGTTCGTGGCTGTGTACTTGTTCTTGACATTCATCCAGTAAGTCGGACTTTGGCAGCCGGCACGCGCCTTCGGGTGTCGCGCGCGGCGTTGCTGTTTCTTCCGGAGGTTGGACTCGTAGGCGTTCAGAATTTTGCGGGATTCATTCTTCGGGTGATCGACCTTGAGCCTCTCAAGCTCGCAGAAAAACCGGTTGTCGGGGCAGGGCGGGAGGTACAACTCGTCCTCATCCTCCTCGACGAGCCATTCGGGCCAAGGCGATACACTAGAGAGAGAGACGGTTTTGAGGTTGGATTCGGGGCTAGCTTTCGCATCACAGCTCGACACTTGGTTTGCGTCGAGTGTCTCTAGCGATGCCGGTCTTGGGTTAGACTCAGGCGGGAGGTAGAGAGGGTGATGGGGAAGCTGCTGTTTGCGCCATGAATGGGGAGCTGTCCAAGTGGAGTAAGCTCGACCCTGGCTAGTCGTGGTGTAGAACTTGCGATCTGCACCGGTGGGGGACATGAGGATGCGCTCAGTCCATTTGAAATTTGTTGTGGCAGTTGTTTTCTGCTCATGTTGAAAAGTTGTTGCGGTCTGTGCGGACCAGATGGTTCCTTTCGGGAGCGCGAGTTTTGAGTCTCGCTGGCGTTGCTTTGTATTTGCTTTGTCAGCTAAGGTTAGCAGAGGGTAACGAGGGCACGATCGCCTCTTTCCTTATTGCGTTGGGGGTGGCATGAGTTGATGCCACCTGGTTCCTGGTTATTGGCACACGTCCCAGTCTGTGCTTATGTAGACTGGGGGTGACAAGGGACACTGCGGAACGTAGCGGGCCGCTGTACGGCAGGCGCTCTGTCAAGCTGGGGAACGCCTTCTGCTGCAGGCAGAAGGCCGACTCAAGGGTCAGGCCCCACATTGCTCATCTCTCCAGGCTTCACGTAGAATAGACGCTGCGAGAGTGGATAGAGGTTGTGGGGTTGCTGACACGGAGGTCGTTTGTTCAACAGGCTGATGAGTGACAGCCTGCGTTCACGTTTTTGGGGTGTGCTTGGATATGGACTTGCGGCGGCGCCCCTCCCGGAGGGGGCTGCGGCGGCAAGTGGGTTCTGGCTCATTGGCTTAAACCAAGGACCTGACTCGCTCGGACCCAGCCGTTGTGCGAGGGCGGCTCGGAGGAGTTGTGGGAAATGGCATCCCAGTCATCCCCTTCCAATTGCGATGGGGAGGGGGGGTGTCCGGACTTGTGCTCGGACGGGCTCGAGTGGTAGATGGTGAAGAGGTCGTACTGAATCTTGTCGATCTCCTGGATGGTGACTCCGCCAGCAATAGCGGTGCCGCTCCACACACCAGAGATGTCCACGGTGGTGAGCGCGGGGTTTCCACGGGTGGGACCGCCGTCGATGACGGACTTGGTCCTCAAGACGCCAGTGAAGTTCATCTTTGTTGCAAGAGCGTGGGATGCCTGGTTCGAACGCCAGGAACCGTGGTACCCGACAGACCTTGAGTCAGGGTGGACCACGGATGCGGTGATGTTGTTTGCACCGGTAAACTGGCCAACTGCCCCTGAGAGGTAAAAGGTGTACGAGTAATACTTCTCCGGCTGGACCATTTCCATGCCATTGGCCGGGGAATTGTTCAGGAAACTGATGCCTTCAGAGATATTGTCGATAGTACCGAAAGTAGGGTCGAGGATATAGGCACTCCAGATGGCTCCTGAGGCGCCTGCCGCTGTCCATCGAGCCGCTGTACGGAGAGGGACATCGCAAGGCGGGGCGTAATCAGGGATCTTGAGGGAAACGTCATACTCGGCCCAAATCTCGCCTGCGACCCCGACCGGGACGTCTTGCATCATGAGGTAGACGCGTCCAGCCAGAGTGGTGTGCGCATCTCCAGCGTCCGCCTCCGGAATGAGGTCGGCGTTGGTCTTTGGATTGCCGCAGTACCTGGCGCCGTTCTCACCCGTAAGGACGTTGAGATCTTTCCGGCTGAGGTTGATGCTTTGTCCGCTCCAAACGCTGGCTCGATCGGCCGGGACGATGTTAAGAAACTCGTGCTTGTTGGTAGGATCCGCGTCCGACGCGTCGAACTCGGCGGCGAGGCCGACCATGCCGGGCGTGGTGGCTGGGGCGGTGGGGCAGTAATGGATCTTGACGCTATTGAACGAGTACGACTCGTAGCGCGCTGCAATTCCGGAGAGCCAAGGAAACAACGTGGTATTGGTCGGCGTGAGAACGTACGTGTGCAGTTTGTAGTCCGTCCCCACAGATGAGATGTCGCCGACATACTCTGTGCGGCGCACCGTTATCGACGTACCGTCACGGGCCATGCTAAAGTTTGGCTCCACGCTCGTTTTCAACTCGGAGAGCGAGAGTGGCGCCACGTTGGTGTGAGCATACGACTTGCCGAGCATCTGTTGCTTACGGTTTATGGTCGAGATCACGATCTTCG